TATCAGCCGTTTACATCTTGGGCAGGGATGCAAAGCCACAACTGCCCACCCTCCCCCTGGGTGATCGTATAAAAAGCGTGCCATGCTGTGGATAGAGATTCTCTCAGCGTATACACACATCGATCATACGAACACCCCTGAACTAAAAATAGGCCACCGGAACAAGTCCAGTGGCCTTGTATCCTTTACGGGATACATCATACCATGCAAGGCAATATTGTAAATACCCACCTCCTACTTATTTTTGAAATTAGGACTATCAGCCGTGCAGTACCTGATCATTCGCGTCTTAGCCTACATGATATCATTCATCACTTTCTCGATCCGTGCCTTCAGCGCCTGTAGCATCGCCTCCTGGGCATCGCCTTTATCTTCCAGCGCGGCAGCCATATCGCAGTCAATGCCGCCCTGCACCAAAAGCCTGTGCACGATCACGGGGTGTTGCTGGCCTTGCCGGTGCAACCGCTTATTTGCTTGCTGATATAATTCCAGTGTCCAATTAGGTAAACTGTACCATATGATATGGTGTCCACCCTGCTGCAGATTTAAGCCATACCCGCAGCTTGCCGGGTGGGCAAGTAGTACATCCACGTCTCCCGCGTTCCACGCGGCGGCATCGTCGGGCCCGCGATACTGCCGGATCCGGCGGCCCTTTTTCGCAAGTGCCTGCATGATCCGCTCTGGCTCATGTTTGAACCAATAAAATATAAGGCAGTGCTGTTCGCACAACTGTTCAACCGTTTCCACCAAGGCATCAATCTTAGCGTCGTGTATTGTTACAATTTCACCGTTTTCATCATACACAACTCCACTGCATAACTGTAATAGCTTACCGTTGAGTACCGCCGCCGTGCCTGCAGTAATCACTTGATCCTTGACTTCAAGCAATAGCGTTCGTTCCAATGTGTGATATGCCTTTGCCGCGCTCTGGCCCAACGTCACGGGAATATCATTTGTCACGCAATCTGGCAAATTCAAGTAATCTTCAGATTTTAGGCTTATGCAAATATCCGATATCGCGGCTTTAATCCTGTCCGGGGCGTCTCGCTGCGGCGTGTACGTGCGGTATGCCTGCCCTGGATACGCCTTATCCTCCGTAAAAAATTGCTCCCGGTATGCGCTTACTGTGCGGCCCAGGCGCTTGCCTTGATCCAGCAGGTACACTTGTGCCCACAAATCAGCTAGCCCATTAGGGGATGGCGTGCCGGTCAGCTCGACGATTCTGCGGACCCGGGACCGCACTAACTTCAATGCCTTGAACCGTTTGGAGTTGTAGTTTTTAAAACTACTGCTTTCATCGATAACCACCATGTCAAAAGGCCAGTCATTGCGATAGTAGTCGACCAGCCACACAACGTTATCCCGGCTTATCATGTAAATATCCGCTGGAGTCGCCAATGCCCGGATACGCTTATTTTCACTGCCCAGGACCGCGGAGAACCGCAGGTGCTGAAGATGGTCCCACCGCGCCGCCTCTGCCTGCCACGTCGCTTCTGCGACTTTCTTTGGCGCGATAACCAGCACGCGCTGCACTGCCCACCTGTTGTACCGCAACTCATTGATGGCTGTCAGAGTGATCACTGTTTTTCCCAACCCCATGTCAAGAAATAATCCGACACACGGATCATCAACTATTTTTTCGATACAGAACTCTTGGTACGGGTGCGGCTGGAATAGCAAGGTATCACCTCCTCGACAAACGCCTTTACCTGCTCAACCCCGTGCAAAACTCGCACATCCGCGCCTCTGCACCGCAGCCGCCCAATCACATGGGCCTGTCCGGGAGACAGCCGCCCTGCGTCGGTCTTAAGCTCGACGTACACGGTTCTACCCTCAGGTGTAATAATAATCCGGTCTGGGACGCCTCTGCAGCCTGGGGACACCCATTTCAGGCACAGCCCGCCGCGACGTTCCACTTCTTTGCGCAACCATCGTTCGATATCTTTTTCAAGCATTTGTGTTTTCCTCCGTCTTTTCTTCGAAGTCCGGACATTTTGTAATCGGACAATCCTGATACCAGTGCTCCCCCTCGCAGCAGCACGGATCGGCCGCGCTATCTTCCCGGGCACACTTAGCACACAGGCATTTCGGATTTCTCAATCCTGGACGGCAGGCCATGTCCGTCTCCGCCGGAATATCGGGTGTGCCAAAATCGATAGTCGGTATATCATTGTCGCAAGGCAGTGCATCGCCTTCCAACGCGCGCGCATTCCATTCAGTCCAAGGGTTATTCATATCGTTCCTTTCTGCCCACATCGATGGGCACTTTAGCCATTCAGTGTAACGGTGTAACCGTCGTGACGGCACTTCCTAGAGTATTTTTAAAATATAGAGTTTTTAGAGTTTATAGAGGTCAGAGACCCCTATAAATCCTATATCCAACCAACTCTCCAACCCTACTGTTACATCTGTTACACTGTTACATACTGTAAAAAATATAATATTTATACGGGATATACGCCTTCTTTCCCCGAAATCTGTGGGGAAATCCGAACTTTTTGGGGTGTAACGGATTTACTTTTGCCAGGTAAAGTTCTGTTACATCTGTTACATTGAATCGCGAAATACGCTGTTACAGCTCATTCTTTTGCCCGAAAAGTTAGACTTTTTAAGATTTTTATAAAGGATTTAAGAGTTTGCTTAAGAGTTTGTTCGGAAAACTCCGCTTTTGGTGTGAGAATTCAGTGCTTTCGGCGGTAATACCGTTGCGGCCCATAGAGTTTTCCCACTCGTTTCAGTCCGTATTTCTCCCATCCGGGCAGGGCGGATAGCATATCGTGCAGCTCCCGGGAGGCCCGTTCAGTCAGTTCGCCGCGCCGTTTTCCCAGCATTTCACACCAAAGTTCCACTGAACAGATATACTCCCGCGGTACCAATTTCAACTCTGATCCAGCGTTCCTCGAATAAAACATCTGCCGTTGGGCTTCGTCCCAATCGTTCCAGTTTTCCGGTATGGGCTGATTAACAAATTCCTCGATCATGCCTTCCCAGGGGTGCGCCCGTCGGTGTGCCTCCTGCTCCTGCTTCGCCACCTTCTCCAGCTCTTCAGGCAAAATCAGCGATTCCCCATTGCGGTAACGTACTACAGCTTCTGCCCAGATCTGATCCCGTTCGCCGTCCAGGTCCGTAAATACGTTTTTGGTCCGCTCGATCCGGTCGATATCAATCGGCCAAAATCGCCGTCCGCCGGTCCGGTCGGTTAGGCA